TGCCGCGCGAGTACACCGCGAGCTGCGATGCCATCTTCAGCTTGCCGTACTCGATCGTGCCGGTCTTCGTGTCCGTGATGAAGTTGCCCGAGATCGGCTTGCCGTCCGGGCCGGGCCCGTCGTAGTAGGCGAGGCGGTCGAACGTGCCACCCACGGACAGCTCGGGCACCGCGACGAACTGCTCGATCGCGATGACCTTCAGCACGGAGGTGGCCATCATGTACGCGGCCATGTCGTCGAGGTCCGCTTCCGAGATGGTGCTGGGGAGCGGGTCTCCGCGGTCCACGTACTCCGACAGGTCATGCAGATACGTACCCTTGCGCGACTTCTCGTTCGCGCCGGCTGCGTCCTTGGCCTGCTCAGTGAGGGAGTTGAGCTGCTTCTTGTCCGAGGAGCTGTCGGGGTCCAGACCCCGCGCCTTGTCCAACAAGTCCGGCCGCCTCGCGGAGCCGAGCAAGACCATCCGACCCTGCCAGTCGATCAAGTTCGACTTGTCCTCGATACAGTCGATGAACGTCGTGGTGCGGGTATGCCCCTTCGGCTTGCCGCCGCTCTCGGGAACGATCAACGGCCTGCTCCACCCGTCCCTGGGGACGGAGTGATTCGGGTGAACGGGCCGGGCTTGGGGTAGGTCCATGAGATTCAGGGCCACTCAGTACTCCTCTGTTCGGCGATGTGTGGATGGGGGTGGGGCTCTCGGCTCCGTGGTCGTCGGTGCGGTTGAAGACGTCAGTGACGGCCTGCGGGTAGCGGTGGTGCATCGGGCTCGGAAGTATCAGGGCGCCTGCAACGCAGGCCGCCAGGGCAAAAGTAGTGGCCGCGCGCTTGGCGATCGAGCGGGCCGGCCTCTGCTGAACGACAGGCTGTACGGCATACACAGTGATGGGGGCGAGGTAGATGCGGACGGTGCCGTCCTCCAGCAGCTCGGGCTCGCACTCGTCCTCGTCCAGGGGCTCAAGGCCCCGGCTCCTGGCCGCCTCCAGGACGGCCTTCATGGCGCTGGCCTTGTAACCCGGCCTCGCGTCGATGTGGAAGTCGTACGCATCCTCGTCGACTACCAGCATGATCAGTCTGTCCGGGGAGCTGAATTCTCCGTACCACCCACTGGGTGTCGTAGAAGTGTCCGCCCCCTGGTGGAGTTCCACTCGTAACCCTCCTTCTGTGCAAGTGTCGCTGAGGTGCTTCATACTGCCCGACCGCTGCGCAAGTGTCAACCCTGATCCATACGAGATTCATACGGAATCTTCACGACTGGAACGTACGACTCCGCAAGTGGGCAGATGGTTGTACCCAGCACAGAACTTCCGGAACGTATGACTCCGCAAGAGCGCGGATGGTTGCACGAAATGAACGGAAACTTTGAAGATTCAATCACACGCCTTTACCTTGGGAGACAGCAGAGCCCCCCGCACTTCGGATGCGGGGGGCTCTGCTTGCGCCTGCCGGCCTACCGGTCGGCATTGGGACGAGGGGTCGTCTTCTGCTTCGGGGCATGGATGAGGTCATCGTCGCCCTTCTGCCGCGGCACGTAGAAGAAGCCTTCCTCGGTGTCCGGGTCGTAGTGCACGACCGCGTTCTCCTCCTTCAACATCTCCAGCCAGTTGGCCAGCCGGGACGTGTCCTGCTCTGTCAGCTCCTTGCCTGCACGGCGCCGAGCCTCTGCCCGGAGCATCGCCAGGGGGTAGGCCCAGCGGTGCTCCTCCTTCACGAACCAGGGGATGAGCTCGTCATCCCGCACGATCCGCCGATCGAGACCCCGGCGTCGCCGGAAGTTCCCCCACATCGACGGAACCGTGTCGATGTTGTACTTCCGTTTGTACTCCTTGATCATCCAGTCGTAGGTCCGACCTTCCTCGAACCAACGGATGACCTCCTGCTCATCCTGGATCTTCCGCTTACCCATGTGCCTCCTGACGTCGTTGTCACCATGTTCACTTCGTCGTGATCATGGTCAGTAACACTTCCACAGTAACCCAGCACAGTCAACAATGCACAGGTATCGTGGTGGTCACACCAACATTCACAGCGGGAGGGATGAGAGAGCGTGAAGCTGCAAGTGACCGCGTGCGACATTGACAAGAAGTTCCCCGCCAAGACTTACACCATCACAGCGAGCGATGGTCGCAGTATCACAAAGGATCTGTGCGAGGAGCACGCCGAGCCCTTCGAGGAGTGGCTGGAAGAGGCGGAGGTCGTCGAGGAGGCCGAGCCCGTGTGCGAGCCGGAATCGAAGCCGGAGCCGAAGCCGGAGCCCGAGCCTGAGCCGCAGCCCGCCAAGCGGGCCCCTGCCAAGAAGACGACAGCTCGACGGCGACCGAAGGTGGTCAGCCTGGAGGACATCGAGAAGGCCAAGCAGAACTGAGACAAGAAGAAAGCCCCCGCCTGCCACATGGGCCAGCGGGGGCTTCTCTCATTCCGAGTCGGACTGCTCGACGAAGCCGAACGCGGTCAGCGCCTGTATGACGAGCGCGACCTGCGGGTAGTCGGTGCCGAAGTAGGTGGCCAGGGACAAGGCCACACCAACGACAGCCGCGACCAGCCCAGCCTTGGACTTGTACTTGGTGGGCAGGGCCCCGGCGATACGAGCCAGGCCCCTACTCGTCAGCTTCGCGTGCTTGCTCACTTGATGCCGGCCTCCTTCTGGAGCTCCTTGAAGCCGGACTTCCCGATGACCGGGTCGTACGACTTCCCCGCGGTGCGCAGGTGGGGGTTCTTGTTGTGGAACCGGGCGACCGCCTTCTGGGTCTCCGGGCCGTAGTAGGTGCTGTACGCGCCGGGGATCGGGCCGTAGCCCGCCTTGACCAGGAACTTCTGGAGATCCTTGACCTGCGCGTGCCGGGCACCAGGCTTGACCGCCGCGTTCAGGGCGACGACCTTCGAGACCGGCTTGGGGGCAGGCTTCGCGGGGGTCGGCGCAGGAGTGGCCGGCTTGCCCTTCTTCGCCTTGACCAGCTCGATCAGCCGCTTGATCGGGAAGTTGCCGGGGTCGCCGTGGTCGTTCTCCGGGACGTGCTGGTGACCGCAGATCCCCTTGAAGGCGCTCCACTCGGCGAAGGACATGCGCTGCCCGCTCTTCGAGCCGTAGCTCGACGGGTAGCTCAGCCACGACTTCGAGGTGGAGACGAGCGGCACGTCGTAGGTGTCGGTCAGCCAGTCGACCAGGTCGACCAGGCCCGCGAGGTCAGCGTCGGACGCACCCGGCCAGAAGAGGCCCGGCCCACCCTTGGCGCAGGTGCCGACCAGCTCGATCTGGATGACGTTCAACGTGTTGGTGTCGACGCCCCCCGCCGCGTTGACCAAAGCCCGAGCGGAGTGGTTGGCGTAGAAGTGCTGGTGCACCTCCTTGCCCTTGACGGTGAAGGTCGGCGCCGAGCCGCCCCCTCCGTAAGAGGGGAACGAGCCGCCCTCGGTGGTGTGGATGACGACGACGTTCGGGTGCGGCATGGTGTCGCCGGAGTACGCCTTGCCGAACCACTGGACGGTGGAGTTGCCTCCGGGGTAGATGTGCGCGGTCACGCTGTTTGTTCTCCTTCCATCAACCCGAGAGCTGCCGCATGGCGGCCACTACGGGGCGGGTGTCTTCGATGTGGTCGTCGAGGCGTTCGGCGACAGACAGTCGCTCGCGCCGTTCGTGGCCGATCTCTTCGCGCAGGGAGGTCAGGTCGCGGTTGTGCCGCTCCTGGCCGTCGATGACCCGGTCGATCCGGAACATCACCGCGTCGAGGTCGTCGCGCAGGTTCGTGCTGTGCGTGTTCGCGACGTGGTCTCGCGCCACTTGCACGTTCTCCCGGACTTCGATCATCGCGTTCGCCTGGCGCCGCATCATCTCGATGAGGACGCCGACGAGGGCGGCACACACGGTGCCGCCCGTCGTGACGAGCGCAACTTGCACACTGGGTTCCATGGCCAGGACGGTCACGACAGCTTGGCCTCCAGGCGAGCCAGGCGCGCTTCGAGATCTTCGATCTGCTTGGCCTGGCGCTGGACGACGGGAAGCAGGGCAACGCCCAGCAGGTCGTAGCGGACAGTGTCGATGCGACCTTCCTCGTCGTGCGTGACGATCTCGGGAAGGTGTTCGTGCACCTCCTCGGCGACCAGGCCGAACTCGTCCCGCGCGTAGTCCCCGCCCTCCTTACTCGGGAGCCGGTCGTACACGACGGGCCGCAGGCTCAGGACGGCGTCGGCGTTCACGTCATGGTCGCGGATGTTCTGCTTGAACCGGCGGGAGCTGGTGTTCTTGGCGAAGGTGCCGTCACCCTGAACCCACACCGCGTAGTACGTACCCGAACCAGACACCGAGTCGGCATGGACTCGCTTCGAGCCGTTGGCCCAGGCGATCGTGTCGCCAGACTCCAGGTAGGAGCCGTGGCTGTGTGAGCTCGGCGCGAACGTCGAGGGCTTCGAGGTGATCGAAGACCAGGAGTGCGAGTGGGACGACGGCGCGAAGGTGCTCGGCTTCGAGGTGATCGAGTCCCAGGTGTGGGAGTGAGACGACGGCGCGAAGGTTGTGGGCTTGTCGGTCAGGTCGGCCCACAGGTGAGTGTGCGCGGCCGGGGAGAAGGTGGTCGGCTTGCCGGTCAGCGAGGACCAGGAGACGGTCGGGGCCATGTCGGACCAGGCCGTACCGTTCCAGAACTCCCAGGTGTTGGTCGACTGGTTGAAGCCCAGGCGTCCGACGCGGGGAGTGTCCGGGCGGGTGTCGGTGGTCCAGCCGCCGACCGTGTTGCCGATGAACTTGCGCTCACCCTGAACGGACGCGGCGGAGATCGAGGTGACGTTGGCTCCGACCGTGACGCGGGCGAGGGCCATCTCCCAGATGCCCGTGTCCGTCTGGGTCAGGGCGGGCGGAGTCGACGAGCCGGCCGTGCCGGGCTTCACCGCGAGGGTGATCGAGTTGGTCGCAGGGTCCAGCTTCAGGACCACGCGGTCCACGCGGCTGGTGGTGTTGGATGCCGGGATCGTCAGCACCTCGGTCGCCGTCGAGTAGATGGCGTGGCCGCGCACGATCGCGAAGCCGGAGTTGACCTTGACGGTCATGCCGGTGCCGTCCGCGAAGGTGTAGAGCGAGGTGCCGCCTACGCCATCCGCCACGCCAGTGGACTGGAACTCTCGGAAGAGGCGGGAGTAGTCGGTCTCGGTGACAGCCGTGCTGTCGAAGGGGTATGAAGTGATCGCCACTTGGAGGGTCCTCCTTGGGTTACAGGGTGAAGGTCGCAGTCACGCGCAGGTTCTTGCCCACCGTGATCGGCTGGTTGTACGTGACGGTGCGGATGTAGACGCCTCCGGACGTATTGATGTACCCCTCGCCATCCTCTCCGCCGTCCCCCCAGACGAAGTTGATCGTCGTCGGGGGGCGGTAGCCGGAGGGGAGGGTGGCGATCATGGTGTCGGCCAGGTTGCCCGTGCCAGAGGTGGGCGCCAGGGGGTTTGCGGTCCCGGAGACGGCCGGGTCATCCCAGCCGTTGAAGACCACGTAGACGTGAACCATGCAGACGCCGTTGACCTTGCTTCCGTAGAAGCTGTTGACGCCGAAGCTGTCCGCAGCCACCAGGCCGGACGTGGTGGTGGTCGGCGTGGGGTCTGGCGCGACCGGGGGCGGGTAGAGGGATGCACCCACTCGTACTCCTCCTTACACGAGAGCGACCCAGAAGCGGAGCGGGTCCGTCTCCCAGCTCGGGCTGATGGTGGACGGGGCGGAGGTGTCGGTGCTGACGAAGGCGCCAAAGCGCCGCACCGAAGTCGCGCCGTACACGGCTGCGCAGGTGCTCGCGCTGTCGAAGCGCATCAGGGCCGGACCGTCCACCGGAGAGGCGGTGTAGTTGAAGCGCCAGATGACGTAGTACACGCCGGGCGCCAGCGTCACGGCCGACGTCAGGTTCGACGTCGACACCGCACCACCCGTGGTGTGCTGCTCGGCAGGCTCGTACGACGCGGTGCTCATGTCGCCAGTGGCTCGCATGAGCGTGCCGGACGTGCTGTAGATGCCAGCCCAGGAGCCGGTCAGCAGGCCGCCCGCGTAGCCGAACATGTGCCACGCGATCTTCGAGACCGACATGGAGCGGTTGACGTAGACGGCCGCCATGCGGCCCTTGACTACGCCGGGGTAGTCGAAGCCGGAAGCGGTCGCGGCGGGGTCGCCGGCCCAAGCCTTCAGGCCGATCGACTCCGGAGTGAAGCCGGATGGAACCGATGAGTCGGGGAGCTGAGCGATCGGCACCTTCGTGCCCGAGTCCAGCGAGGCGACGCCAGAGGCCGCGGCCTTCTGCGAGGTGGGGATGGCGCTGACGTCGGCAGCTGTCAGGGAGACGTCGCCCGTCTTGGTGTTCACCGAGGTGACGGGGATCGTCGGGTTGTTGGCGACGGTGACGACCGTGCCGTCAGCCTGCCGGACCTTGAGGACGCCGCCCTGGGAGTAGGCGATCACGCCGCCCGTGGGGTTGGTCGTCGGTGCGGTGGAGGCGTCCTTCATCGAGAAGACGAAGCCGCTGGAGCCGCCAAGGTCCGAGGAGGTCGAGCCTCCCTGCATCGCGCCCGTGAAGAACGCGACGGCACGGTGGACGGTGGAGCCCGTAGCTCCGACCTCGAAGCGAGCGTTGCCGCCCGAGTCCTTCAGGAGCAGCATCTGCTGGCCGCCCGAGGCGGCGGTCATCGCCAGGCCCACCGTGGAGGTGTCGCCCTGGTTGATCTCCAGCGCACCCGCAGGGGTAGCGCCAGTCGCCAGGCGAACGCCGGCCTTGCCGTCAGCCTTCACGACGAAGTCGTCCCGACCGTTGTTCCGGGCGGTGATCAGGTTGCCGGTGGTCGGTCCGTCCGTACCCGTGATGAACAGGCCCTGAGCTGCCGTGCCTGCCTTGCCGTTGTACTGGAGGTCGATGGAGATGCCCGCCGCGTTGGCGTCAGCGTTCACGGCCGGGCCAGGGTTGCGGTGCGCGATCTTCAGCGTGCCTCGGCCGGACTCGGTGCCGGACAGGTACAGCGCGGTGGACTCCGGGTTGTCCGACACTACGTTGAGGGCCGCCGCCACATCGACGCCGGACGTCGCGGCCTGGTAGATCGTGGCCGCGTGCTCCGTCGAGCTGGTCGTCTTTAGGAAGGCGCTGCGCTGCGTGGAGTTGGTCTCGAACGCCTTTGCCGTCACCTTGCCGGTCGTCGCGCCGTCCGCGTTGGACGGCAGAGCGTTCACGTCCGACGCAGTCAGTGAGACGGTGCCTGTCTTGCCGTTGACGGAGGCGACAGCGCCTGTGCCACCACCGGCAGCGAGCTGGAAAACGGTGCCGTCTCCCTGCTTGACGTAGGCCAGGCCGCCCTTCGAGTAGAGGAAGGCGCCGCCTGTAGCGGTAGCCGGGTCGGCGGTGATGTCTCGCAGGCCGACCGCGCCAGCCGAGGTGACCTGGGCGGAGCCGTGGTGCGTGGTTGTGCCGAAGGTGATCGTGCCGTCCGACCGCTTGGCGTGGATGACGGTCTTGTTGAACGTGCCGTCGTCGTTGCGCGCGGACAGGCGGAAGTCAGAGCCGACAGCCGAGCCGGCCTCGGCGACGTCATCGACCTGGGCCTCCCAGCGACTGACGGCATCGGTCATCCAGCGGAAGACGCGGTAGTTGCCCGCGGACTTGTCGATGCTCATGTATGTCGCGTTGAGCGTCGCGTTGGCCTTGCTCGGCAGCGACTCGACGACCTGGAACTTGTCGGTCCCGTTCGCGGTCTGCACCCACAGCTTGCCAGCCTTCGAGTAGAGCTGGGCGCCCATGCCCGTGGTGAGCGGGTCGGCGGTATCTCGCACGCCGATGGCTCCGTTGACGCTGAGCTTCACGCCACCCTGCGAGCTGTCGGCGATGCCGATGGCGACCTGGCCCGTGGTCCGTGAGATCCAGATCGGATCGTTGATCTTCGTGGTGCCGTCGTCAGCGAAGGCTTCCACCCACAGGTCGGAGCCGTTGTTCGAGCCGGACTCCGTACCTGCCGAGCGGATCTTCCACCGCATCAGGCCGTTCTTCTTGATGTCGATGTTCGGGTCGCCGGAGGTGTCGTTCACCGCCATCGAGCCGGAGAAGACCGGGTCCGAGGGGATCGTGCCAGCCGGACCCTGCGGGCCCGTGAAGCCGGAGATGGCAGGCTCGGGGATTACGGAGAAGCCCATCAGGCTGTCACCTCCACTCCACTGATGTGCACGCCGCACTGCGTCGTGCTGGCCTGGACCTCGATCGCCTGGCCGGAGATGTCCATCACCTGGCTCATGTCCAGGGTGAAGATGCCGTTACCGGGGATCGATGTGTTCGGGATGACCGTGATCGCGCCGAACTTGACGAGGACGGTCGCCGCACTGGCGCTGACGTTCGAGATGAGGATGTTCGTGACGATCGTCGTCGTGTTCGCCGGAACGCTGTAGACGGTCGTCAGCGTCGTGGACGTCACGCCCCGAAAGAGCTTCTTGGGCACGTTGGCCACTTACCACACCCCCATGATGCTCATGATCTGATCGGACGGAGAGGAGCCGCCGCCTCCGGAGTTGGCCTCCAGGTTGGACAGGCGGGTCTCGGTGTTGGCCACGCGCTTGTTCAGCGCGGCGGAGGCGTCGAAGCCGGTGGCGTCACCGAGCAGGGCGCCGAGTTGGAAGCCGTCCGGGCCGGCCTTCATGACGTAGCCGGTGACGGTGGACTTCAGCTCCTGGTCGTCGACTACGACGACGAGGCTGTCGCCGAGTCCCCACTCCTTGCCGAAGCGGGCCTGGCTGTCCTCCATCGGAACGACCTGGACGTTGATGGCCGTGAAGCCGGAGTCGGCGATGGCCTCGTCGCCGGCCTGCTGGAGCTCGGTCCAGTCGTCGGTGTTGCGCTGGTCGATGAACTGCTCGATGCGCCGGCCCCAGTCAGCCTCCGCGGCGATGGACTCGGCGGTGTCGACCTGGAGGAACTGGCGCTCGGTGAGGTCGCCCTGCCCCGCCACGATGGCGCGTGTGACGCCAGGCGGGGAGATGCCGACCTTCTGCCCGGAGAGTGTCCCGTTGCGGACGTCGAGCCGCACGAAGGCCGTGCGGTCGGTGATGGCGTAGGTCTCGAAGACCAGGTTCGCCCCACGCTGCACGACACGGAAACCGAGCTGGCCCAACAGGGCGATCTCGGTGAGCAGGTTGCCCAGCACCGGGAAGCGGGCGGACTGGTTGATGATCGGCCCGCGGGCTCCGTCCGTGCCCATGATGAGCCCCGTCTTGCGACGAGCGGCCGGAGCTGACGGACCGATGTTGGCGTTGACATACGCGTGCATGACAGTCTCGACCTTGCCGGAGCGGACGTCATGCGCCTCTGTCTGACTGGCGCCGTCAGCGTTGGACGGCTGTGGGAAGGCCAGGGAATCTGCAAGACAGACAGTGTCTGACACGCCTTCGAAGGAGACCGTCCCGTCCGGGTCGGTGGGGGTCGAAGAGAACTCCGACTTCACCATCGGCCCGGACAGCAAGACGTCGTCTGGCCCGGTGATGATGACCCCGGAGCCGGGCGTCCGCAGCGTGTCACACAGCGGATGCTCCGACGCCAGGGTCAGCGACCATGAGCCGAGGTTGTTGAAGTTGTCCGTGAGTTCGAGGTTCAGCTCCTCGGGGCGGATGATGCCCCTTCGGACCAGGTTCTTGTCACGCACCTCAACGGTGATGTCTTCCAGGCGCACTCAGATCACCATCCACTTCCGGGGGTACCAGGAGCAGGTGATCTGCGAGGCGCTGGTGGTGTTCAACAGAGAGGCGGTCGCGGTGGACTCGCCGGGCTCGACGGTCCAGAAGCGTGGGGCAGTGTCCAACAGGTCGTACCGGTTGGCGCCGGTCTCGTCCACCACCGTCCCCTTGCGGGTGTCGACGATGAGCTTCTGTGAGGCGGTGAGAGTGCCGTTCCACTTCAGCGTCTCGCCAGTGGGTGACGTGGCGACGAAGTGGTCACCCGGACCGCGGACCTCCCACACCGGGTACGCCGCAGCGTCACCCGAGTTGGAAAGGTCGATGGAGCCGATCGCCTGCGAAGGGGCGACCTTCATCGTGACGAGGTTCGTGAGGAACGCGCTCGCCCCCGTGGCGCCGGAGATCGTACGCACCTGCTGCTGAGAGCTGGTGAAGTACGGGTCGCCGGCCCGCAGGGTGAGAACCGTCTGGAACTCGTTCTCACCGATCGTGTCCTCGCCGTAGGTGTACTCGCCACCTCCGACGCGCCACACGTCCGTGCGCCACTCGCTACCGTCCCCGTTCTGGAGGACCAGGGTGGACCCCCCGGCCAGCACAAGGGCCAGCCGGGAGAGCCTGTCCTGAAGGTCCGCTCGGTCGAGCGCCAGGATGTCGATGGGGATGTCGATGTCTCTGGTCTGTACGCGGGTCCTGCGGAAGGTGGCGCCGTCTCCGGCGCCTTCCAGCCACTGGACCGAGACCGGGGGCAGGCCCAGGCCAGTCACACCGGACTTGGCCTGGAACCCCACCCCCTGCTCGTCGATCTCGTTGAGGTCGATCGTGTCCGCACCGCTCACAAGCAGGAGCTTTGGCACTTACTTCACCATCCCATCCTGGCTCGGTTGGCGGCGGCGAACAGATCTTCCTCGGAGCTGAGCGAGGAGCCGGGTGCCGCGTAGTAGTTGAGAGTCTTTGAGCTGCCCCCGGTCGAGGAGCCGTTGCCCAGGGCGCTTCCCACCGCCGAAGCGATGTTGCGTGCCGTGGAGTTGGAGGTCGTCCCGATCAACAGGCTGTCTTCGACGGCCCGCATGATCCCGGACTGCTCGCTGAGCAAGCCCTTCCGGAACCCCTGACCGACGTAGGCGCCGATCTTCGCCAGCACCCGCGAGGGCGAGTGGATGCCGAGCGCCTTCTTGATGGCCTTGACCATCGAGTCAGCGATCTTCAGCATCTGCTTCTCGATCTTGTCGGCCTGCGATTCCAGACCCTTGACCAGACCCTCAGCCATGTGGATGCCGTTGTCGTACATCACCTGGCTTGCGGTCGCTCCGACCTTCCCGGCCGCGCTGGCAATCTCCTTCTCCAGCTTGTTGACCTGGTCGACGCCAGCCTTGCCCGCACCGAGGATCGCCTCAGCCGCAGCCATGCCAGCCTGGGGGCCGGCCTGCGCGAGCTGATCGAACATCTCCGAGTTCAGGCCCAGCTTCTTCAGCTTGGCCAGCACGTCAGCGAAGTGCTTCGCCTGATCCCGAGCCTGCGTGAGCTGCTCGATGATCCCGGTGAAGCCGCCTTCCATGTTCGTGACGTTGGCGTCGTCGATGATCTTTTGCGCGATGCTTGACGCGTAGTCGGCCTTCGCCTTCTTGAGGTCCGCGAGGGACTTCTTGGCGTCGTCGACCTTCTTGGCCAGCTTCTCGTACGAGCCGAGCAGCTTGTTGAGCTGCGCCTGGTCTGCCTTCACCTTGGCGGTGAGACCCTTGCTCAGCTTCGCCTTGCCGATCAGCGAGGTCAGGCCGGTCAGGCTCTTCTTCACGTTGTCGAACTGCGATTCAAGGCCCTTGATCAGACCCTTGATGATCACAACACCGGCGTTGTAGAGAAGGACCTTGTCCTTGGGGAGTGGACCCTTCCAGTCGGTCAGCTTGCTGGTGAGGTCACCGAGCTTGTTCTTGACCGAGCTGAACATCGACGTGATACCGGAGATGAAGCCCTTGATGAGCTCGATACCGGCGTTCTTCAGCGTCGACCCGAGCGAGCTCAGTCCGGCCTTCGCCTTACCGGGCAACTCCTTGACCTTGGTGATGGCCTTGCCGATCCACTCACCCACAGCAGAGACGAGCTTGCCGAGGGCCGTTGTGGTGGCCGTGCGAATCGTGGTCCAACCCGTAGAGAAGAACCGGCCGATGGCCGCGATTCCGTCAGAGACCAGACCGCGAGCGCCAGTGAAGAACACTCCGATGTAGCCGCGGATCGCAGCGAAGGCTCCGGTGAAGGTGCCCTTGATCGCAGCCCAGGCGGACTTGAACAAGGCGCCGATCGCCTTGAAGCCCTTACCGGCAGCGCCGAGGATGCCGACGTTCAGGAACACTTCCAGCGCGCCGATGATGACATCCCAGACGCCCTTGAGCATCCCCTTGATGCCTTCCCAGAGCTGCTTGAACCCTTCCTTGAAGGTGTCCCAGTTGCCGTGGAAGATGCCCTCGAACAGGCCCCACCAGATCTTGAAGAAGCCAGCGATGTAGTCGAAGACTCCGACGAAGAACCCCTTGAGTCCTTCGAGGACCAGGCCCACACCGTTGATCGCGGCGACGAGAGCGCCGGCCAGGATCTCGATGATGAACTGGAGCACCGGCACGAGGATCGGCATCAGGAAGTTGACGACCGCGAGCAGTGCCTGAAGGAACGGCTGAAGCGCCTCGACCACGCGAGAGATCGCGTCGGCCAGCGGAGGCAGGACAGCCTGGACAACCTCGGACAGCATCGGAAGCAGAGGCTGGATGACTGCCGAGATGATCTGAAGCGCGATGGCGATCACCGGCTGGAGGGCCGTGAAGATCGTCGTCAGCGCCTGAGCCAGCACGGGCAGGATCGGAGCCAGCGCGTCCATCAGGGCGGACGCCAGAGGCATCACGGCCTGGAGGATCTGCCCGAAGATCGCAGCGATCGGGGGCAGGATCGTGCCGAGGAACTGGAACGCCGTACCCAGCAGGGAACCGACGATCGGGACCATCTGCTGGATGACCGGAGCCAGCGTCTGGAACGCCTGCGTCAGCGCGCCGCCGAGGAGCTGAACGATCGGGATGAGCTGCGGAGCCAGCGTCGAGAAGGCGCCCGCGAGCGGGATGATCGCAGCCGAGACGAGCTGCCCGAAGACCGGGAGCATCGCGGCAACGACCTGCATGATCGCGCCGAGCGCCTGGCCGAGCGGAGCCATCGCGGGAGCGAGGGCCTGCACCGCGCCGAGCAGTCCGTCGAACATGGCCGAGATGCCCTCGGTGACAGCAGGCTGAGCGAGGGCCGAAGCCACCGCGGCCAGCGCCGTACCGATGATCTCGCCGGCCTTCGGGAGGACCGTCGTGAGCAGCGAGCCGAGCTCGATGAACAGGTTCTTGACTGCCGGCCCGGAGGTCGTGGCGATGTTGTTCATCGCCTCGTGCGCAGCCTTGAAGACGTCGGTCATGCCGGACTGGAAGCCCTTGGAGTCGACCGTCTTGTGGATGCTGGCCAGTGCGTCGTTCAGCGTTCCGAGCGACGTACCGCCCGCCTCAGTCGCCGCGCGAGCGACGCCGGACAGGATGCCGTAGACGTTGTAGAGGACGCCGCCCAGATCCTTCAGGGCCTGGATGCCCTGGTCGACCTCGGCCTTGATCCCGTTCTCGCCCTTGGCCTTCAGGAAGTCGGCGAACTGCTTGGAGATGTTGACGAACCACGTCGAGAGCTGCGGCAGGTAAGAGGTACCGACCTTGCCCAGCGTCGCGATGATGTCGGCGAACGCCTTGGTTCCACCGGTCGCGATGGTGATGGACGACGACAGGTCGGTGAACATCTGCCCCAGCGCGGGGGAGAGGGAGGAGCCGAGGTTCGTAGCGAAGGAGCCGAAGAACCCGCCGAGCTCGGTGGCCGTGTCGGCAACACCCTTGCGGAACGCGGGGAGCAGGGAGTCGACCATCTCCTTGATCGGAGCGCGGGCCTTGTCCCAGAAGTTCGAGCTGATCGTGTTCTGGAGATCCGACAGGGTCTTCTTGACCTCGGGGATCTGCTTGTTGAAGTCCT